CTTTAAAGATAGGAGGAGAATGAGAAATGCGTTTAGCTTTCTTTATCACAGTTGCTCCGCCATAAAAGATATCCCAGCTTCCCTTATTCTGCCATAGATAAGGAAGCAAGGCTTGAAATTGTTCAGATGCATGAGGTGTAAGTGTGCAATCATCTTCTACCACTAGAACCCAGGGGTAATTACGTTCCTTAGCTAGTTTAACGCACTTCAAATGTGATGCTGCACACCCTTTCCAGCCCGGGCTATACTTGACTGCTGATACACGCTCTACAGCGACGGGCCAACTGCGAAATTCTTGAGTAAATTCGCTCATGCGATCTTGCCGTGAGTCCAAATTAATCACGAGGGTTGGTGGAAATTGCATAGATGGTTGGCTTTGCATAGCGGACTGACGTATAAGAAAAGATATAGCCATTATTATCACTAGCATAATAATCATATACTGCCATTTTATGGCTGGAAATAATCTTAAAAATAATTTAGGAAGCATTCTTACTGTATATCTTTATTTAAAATATTTGTGATTGTTAAATTAAATTTCTTAAGGGATACATAAATTTCATCCACGAAATCATATTCTTAGAACCCATACCTAGATTACATGTCCCGCAGATTGGCCTTAAATTTTCAACTTCCATACTTCCACCATCCGCTTCTGGAATTACATGACCGCATTGGAAGTCTCTTGATTTTATATCTCGTATTCCACAACATACACATTTAGTCATACCTTGTTCTTCACCAATGTGTTCATTCCAGACTTCAGTCTTTCTTGCAGCTGGAATATTAGCTTTTGACTTGGATTTTGTTCTATTATTACTTACATCTATTTTTTCGTCTAAAGATGCCATTAACAGTTGTTTGAATATAAGAAATTCTGAAATAATTTCTTTTTCCTGTGGTCCGTTATTTAATGTATTTCTCTTGATTTTATCATTATGAGCAATATCTTTAACAAATGAAATCATGAACTCTTCTTGTTCTAGAATATCACGGATTTCTTGTTTTGCCAGTTTCCATATGAATGCAATGTTCAGTAGTTCACTTATATACAAGGATTTATCTATCAGGAATGTAAATTTACTTAAGAACTTATCTAGTCTTTTTACTGCATCACTATGTTTCTCACTTGAGAAATCAGTTTCAGAAGTAATTTTGGATCGAACTTTTATGGTAGAAAGAATAATTTTATCACACGTATCATTACCCTCATAGAATACGTTAATCATTCTATATAAATCAAATAACCAATTTTTTCTTCCAGCCTTTAAAATACTACATACTCTATTACCTAGTGTCCTCTCTAACTCCTCTGTAATTATAAATTCACAGAATGGATACGATTCATTCTTGAAACGGTCACATTGACTAATACCAGTACCACTTTGCCAGCGAAGGAAGATTTCTTTTCTTTGCTCGAAAGATAATTTTGTCTGAATTTCAGAAATAGTACATTGATATGAATTAAATTTCTTAACTTCTTGGACAGTCATTAGGCGGTAAATTTTTTTCTTGCCACGCCCTTTGGCAGACTTGGACTTGCTAATACAATATTCTGTCATTGCATCTTTAGTTTTTGGATTAAGAAAGTATATAAATTCAATAGTATCCTCTTGCTCTCGTATCCACGCCCAAACTGGAGTGTCAGGTGTCTGTTCTATATATTCTTTTATAGTAGTAAGGCGATTTTGCCCATCGATGCATTCATTAATATCTTCAAACATATAAAGAAGAAATATAGGCATAGGGCATCTTGACATAATTGTATCTATTAAATTTGCCTTCTGTTCTTCATCCCACACGGGACTTCTCTGATAGGCGGGTCGTCGATTTAGTTGGTCATCATTACTTAATAATTCACTATGAATAGATGATATCGCTTTATTACTTGTATGTGGCTGACACTCAAAATCAAATGACATGATAATTGAACATGTAATAGTATCATCAATTTTACCCCTGCTACTAGCACGCATCGAGGCACATACATAGAGTATCTGCCAAGTCATCTTTCTTGTGCTGCCCCTGCCACCAGACAAGCCACTTGTGCTGCTCGGATCCGAACGGGAATTTTCCTAGATAAAGCTTTGCTCGGTCTTCTCCACCAGCCTTACGATCCTTGTAGCCCGCATCACCCACTTCGGCTCCCTTGACCTTCTTGCCTGCATGAACGAAATGAAAGGCCACCTGCTTATGTGCAGCCAGGAACCGTTCTCTCAGAGAAGCAAAAATGAGCAGCTGCACAGTCTTCATTACTGGATTCTTTAGAACGGGCTGGTGCTCAATGTAGACATCTTTGACGGCGGCCAGGTGAGCCCAGTCACGTGTAATCCAGCCGCGAATAGCATCATGTAGATTTGTAGTGTTATCTGCAAATGACGCGGTGCTCTTCTGTTTCACTAGAGGCATCACTGCAATTGTCTCAGCCCGAGCTAAGAGCACGGGTCTCTGTCCCTTTGTGTCGAGCCCCTTGGCCTTCAAGAATGCCTGGAGCTGCCCAATGGTCGGTTGCTTCTTAATGGGTTCACCAGTGGCCTCATCGTAGATTTGCGCGTCCTTCTTCAGATGGCGACCACAGACTAGCCCTTCAGGAGCCCTAGCCTTCGGAGGCTTCGTGCACAAATGACAAGTAGGCTTAGCAGTATCATTCAGATCTTGTAGATTTACTAGGGCCCAGTGTTTTATATGGGGTAGCTTTTGCCCTGATAAATCAACATGAACATCGGCACAACAGTAGGCCAAATGCTTAATTCCTATATCAAGGGCGAGCATATATATGCTCTAGACTCATCAGACTTTAGGTTGATTGTTTTTACTATTCTACAGTATTTGATCTCTCATAAATAATTCCAGCATCGTTCATGTTTTGTATAAGACGAGCTAAATCATCCTTCTGTTTCAATTGAATACCTATAATTACTGGCCCAGTTTCTCTATTTATTAAACGAGTATATCTAAAATATATAATATCATCATCTTTTCCCATTACTTGCATAATAAATTCCTTAAGAGCTCCTGGTCGTTGAGGAAATTCAATCCTAAAATAATGTTTTAACCCCTCATATACTAGTGAGCGCTCTAAAATATCAGGCATACGAAATACATCTGAATTGCCTCCAGAAACAATACAGACCACATTTTTATTCTTAATTTCGAGGCCCATCGTATCTAAGGCACATAGTGATAAGACACCTGCCGGTTCAATAATGAATCCATGTTCATTATACATTTGTAGAATTTTAGAGCATACATGGCCTTCATCGATTAGTAAAAGTTTATCTAAATATTTCTTACAAATTGGAAAGGTAAGGTCGCCAACTTTTTTTACAGATGCTCCATCAACAAAGGTAGTTATTGAATCTAAAATGACTACCTTGTTTTTCTTAAACGCTTCAGTCATTGATGGGGCGCCTAGAGGTTCTACACCGATGATTTTAGTGGAAGGCGACATCGCTTTACTATAAGAGGAAACACCAGCAGCTAATCCTCCTCCACCCACTGGTAGAACTATATAATCAATAGGACTCTTTGATTGAGATAGAATCTCTAAACCAACGGTTCCCTGGCCTTCAATGACTTTCTCATCATCAAATGGATGAATAAATTCTCCGCCCGCCTTTTCAGAAAATTGTTTCGCCGCATAAAATGACTGGTCAAAAGTAGAACCTTCCAGATGAATATTTATTAGATCTCCTCCGAATTGTTTTACCTTATTTATTTTTTGCAGAGGTGTATTTCTAGGCATGAAGATATTACCCTTAATAGAAAGATGCTGACAGCTTAATGCGACACCTTGTGCATGATTACCTGCCGAACATGAAACAATTGTTTGTGATTTTATAGATGTTAGTTTATTATATGCTCCGCGAATTTTGTAAGAACGCACTGGTGTGAGATCTTCGCGTTTCAGAAATATTTTGGCCGAATGTCTTTTTGATAATTCATTATTAAATTGCAGGGGTGTAGTCTTCAAGATGCGTTGAATATTATGATATGCGGCCTTAATTGTTTGCACGCCTGGAAAATACATTATTTATTTACACAATAAATAAATAATATATAGGTCAATTTTATACTTGGAAGTAATTTAACCACTTACACCGTATCCCGCAGCCTTGGGATTTGCCTGTTCAGTTCCAAGAGGCCTGAATTTGCGCCCGTGCGCTGTATTACGTCCACCCTGAAATTTATCTGTTAAGAAGACGCGCTTCATAGGAGCTTCGTCCTTGGGTGCAGCAAATGTCCCAAATAGCTCAGGGACAACTTCACGCCTCTCTAGACCAAGTCCATCCTTAAGATCAGTGCGACTGAAGGTGCAATCGAACTCGTCACAGCGCTGTAATTGCTTGGGCGGAGGAGCATAGACTGCTCCATAAAAATAGGAACCTGTGCGCTCAGCCTGTCTGTGCCTGGAAACCTGAATGAATCCGTCGGCATGATGTTGAAGCCATGAGCGGAAAGAATTACCATATTGTGATGGGACCACATTATATTCGCATTTTGACTTGTAATCAGTGACTAGGCGACTATCTGTCATAATAGAAGCATATCCAGGGTAGCGCATATCTTCAACGGGTGCAGTGTTCTTATTTGGAACTGCCATACGTTGTTCAGCTTGCTTCAGCATATCCCAATCAAGCTTCGGACTGAAATCGGGATATGTTGGTTTTACAAATCGTTGAGAATCCATCTACTAAGAGCTTAGGGAATCTAAGGGAGCGCCTCCTACAAGCTCAGGTCCATCCATACTAGAAAGAACGGTTCCCTGAACACTAGATGTATCAGAAGTTGCCCCATTCACCTTCAGAAGGTCAATAAGTGCCTTACGACGTGCTCCAGCTGCCACAGTTAGCCCCTTCTCCTTAGCAAGCTGCTGGAGCTCCTTTAAAGACATGGATTCTAGATCCGGAGATAACTTTGTTACGTTAATTGCATTTGTGGCAGTTAGAGGAACTCCAGCGAGCTCATCAATCTGAAGAGACTTTACAGGATTCTCCATGGGCTGACCCATGGGCTGACCCATGGTCTGCTCATCCTGAACCTCCTCGACTTCCTCCTCCTTTAGGGGAAAGGGGCCGGAAATTGCATTCAGGTATTCAGGAGTGGGTTCGAATTCACTCATTGATTGACCTCCTCCAGAAGGAGGGCCAGAGACATAGGGAGCAGAATCCATCATTATTTTTAGATCAGTTAGGACACCTTCAAAGAGGCCCATCTTTCTCTCAGTCATTGAGAGACGGTTGTAAAGGTAGAAAATTACAGCGCCGAATACAAGAGTAAGAACTATGCCGACCATCAGGGAATCGTTCATTCTATGTCTGAGGGCTAAGATTTAGGATGATTTCCTGGCGCATGGCTTCGTCTAACGTTATACGACCACTCCCGATTCCACCAGTAGCTCTCGCACACTACTCATTGTATTAATACCCTGGGTAACCTGATACTTGTATACAATCTGGCCCGTAGCCTCATTCATTCCAGAGTTAACACAGAGTCTCTGAACCTGTGCAGGTGCACCTTCTGCATGAGAAAACAAGTGCGTGCTTACAATACTGGTAACTAAACCACTCGACCACAGTTGTCTTAAGAAGACCTGGCTGGCCGTAGCGGCATCAGGAGGATTTGTCGTGTGAAAGAGTTCATCTATGATTACCCATCCTCTCGTCTTATTTGCCCGTATGAGCTTTACGATATCGCCTGCCACGGTGACCTCGCGTTCAAAGAGGGATGCTTGACCCGGACGGTCTTCAAGGCGTAAACTACTAATAATCCATTCCACGGGGGTCATCTTGCATTGCCCAGCAAAGGCCACGCCCCAGGTGTGTGCTAGAACCAGGTTAGTTAAAGCAGATCGTAAAAAGGTCGATTTCCCTCCCCTATTTGGCCCAGTGCATATGGCGTGATGTTGACCTCTGCTCATCATGAGTGTAAATGGCACTCTCTTGCTTTCTTCTAACAGGGGATCTACTGCATCCACCATCTTGCACATGGGAACCACGGACTCAGACCATTCCACTGGCACTAGAGTCTTACTCTGACAAAAGGCAGCAGTCAGCTCCACTTGCCCAATTGCTCGGTAAATTTGTGGTAGGAGGTGCGGATCCTTGACTAGCCAGGCTAGAATCTGTCTATCATCTCCAAGAGTCGAAGGATCGGGGAACGACCAGGGTTTCTTGAGACCAATCGTCTGCCAGGTATCAGCAATATCACGAAGTCTATTCAGAGTGTCTACAACGGCCTTGGAGCCTTTAATCATCAGTTGATCAATCTTATAACAATGGACTGCATTAGTGTAGGGTAAATACATTCCATGAGCGTAAGAAAAGAGCATACTGCCCCATTGTAGCAAGGTACTAAGTGTCATTTCCTGGCCACCGCGACCGAATATCATGGGGCTCATTTGTTGCCAATACATGTCCCAGGTGATAGGTAGACCATAGACAAATTTCAGAGCTAAGAAAGGTAGTATGAAGCTCATGAAAGGCATACTCCATGCAATCATTGGGGCGAGGAAGATCTTGGAAAGTGCGACATACATGAGAATAAAGGGCACAAAATTCACGGAATCCCATTCACCGGTAAATAGAATCTGAGACCAATCTTCCTTCTGAGATTCGGAGGCGGTTGCTGGATCCATGGAACGTATGGTGACTTCGTGCTCTAGGAGAGCAGGTAGGTGTTGGAGCCAGGCATTCTTAGCATTAGAACCCGGGCTGCCCTTTAAAATGTTCCATGCATCAGATCTTGCACGAAGCCTCTTGAAATTTGATGACCAGCGTTTGGCCTGTTCCTGAAAAAGATCCTTGGATGATTGGCTTTTCACCCCGACTGATTCTAGGACGGCTTCAATTCTGCACTCTTGTAAGACATGCTCAATTTCCATTAAAGATTGGGTAGTTCTTATTCTTAGAGTTTCAGACGCAAGCGTTATGCGATTCACAAGCGTTATGAAATTTGCAACTTTTTAGTACAATAGAATTAGAATGACTACCACGTATTCGAACGTTTTTTCAAGCGAAGAGCTTGAGTATTTACTCGGTCGCTCAGAAGTGACTATAGCCAGAGAAAAACTCGGTAATTCCCAGTGTAGTAAGGTATACTTTACGGTGCCACTCACAGATGATCTCAGGAGCACATTAAATAGTCAATTTGCACTAGATTTTTCAAGCGTTTTAAATTTGCCTATGAGATGGATTGTCGGTGATAGCGCACCGCACGTAGATTCCGGTGCAAGTGAATTTCAGCACTCTTACTTAATTTACTTGAATGATAGTGAGGGAGAGTTTATTGTAGATGGTGTATCTCACCCTATTACGGCAAATATGGGATATAAATTCAGCGAAGGCCTTTCTCACAAGACAGAAGGTACCGGCACATTGCCACGTCTTCTCGTAGGACCTATGAATGAGTTTGCAGAGCCGGTTGGTTCAGTTATATATTATTTTTCTAATTACGAGGATGCGCTTGCACAAGGTGCTAATTATATTGCATCACACGGTAGTAGTTTTATAATTGGTGATACAGTAACATATGGAGATATAGGTTTAACTACTCAATGGCGTATAGCTTTTTATTCTGGCGGGTCTTCTCCTATTCCAGGTAGTGCATATAATACTGTATATAATAATGGGTTTGATTTATCTACACTTGGTAATGGTACTTTTTATCTTTATCCTGCATCAGGAGCAGGGCCTGCCCCATGTTTCTTAGAAGGCACTAAGATTCTCTGTCAGGTAGACGGTGCTGATACCTACCTACCCATTGAATCATTGAGGCCTGGCACCTTAGTAAAAACTAGTCGCGACGGCTATAAGAAAGTAGAGTTAATTGGAAAGGGTCAAATACAGAATCCTGGAAATAATGAAAGATTAGAGCAACGTCTATATAAGTGCTCTCCAACTAGCTATCCTGAGCTAACTGAAGACGTATATTTAACTGGGTGCCATTCAATTCTTGTAAGCACTCTGACGGATCTACAGCGCGAGACGCTTATTAAACAATTAGATAGAATATTTGTAACAGATAAGAAATACAGACTCACGGCATTTGCAGATGAACGCGCCGAACCATGGGCATCAGAAGGCCAATATACAATTTGGCATTTTGCACTTGAGAATGAAGACAAAAAGATGAATTATGGTGTATATGCGAGTGGTCTACTAGTTGAAACATGTTGCATTAATAGATTAATGAATAAATCTGGATTCACTCTATATAACTAGGCTTAAACTAAAAACCCCATATCTAAGTATACTGACCATGAACGTTCCCCCTATGGTCGCCGCGATCATCGCGCTGCGCCCCTCACTCCCACCAGTCTCTGATGAACTGCGCAAACGTGTTCAATCCATCAGAGTAAGGAGCATACCAGATTCCCCTGGTTCAAGGGTTAACGTTGCCCAACAAGATAAGGGGAACTGGAGAAATAAGCCACCTGTAAATTCTCCGCAAAAGATTCAGCTTGGCGGCCACTGGAGAAATAGTTCCGGTAGCATAACCCCATCATCGCCTGTATCACCACCATTTCGTTTTACTAATTCCGAGCGTTCTCCTCGCCCTAGCACACCAGATTCATCCTTAACACCTAAGCCTGCAACCCCAAATCCATGGACAGGAGGGGCACGGTATGTAAGTAAGTTTCATAATGGATCAAAGGCGGGCGATGATAAGATTCTTAAAACAATTATCTTAAATAAGCTAAATGTCTTTAGTGTTAAAACATATGATGATGTTAAACAGTTTTTGTTTCAGATTCTTGGATCTGATCAAAAAGAATTCATTCGTGAATTCACGTGGATGGTATTTAGAAAGGCGGCTGCAGAAGACAAATTCTGTAGTCTCTATGCCAAACTTTTATCAGAAATTAAGAAAGAATATCCTGTTATTCTTGAAGAAATGAAAAAACTTCATACTACATACTTGGATATTTGGAAGGTAACTGAATCCGCCGATTCATCAGTAGATAAGAGAAATAGATTTGGATATTCAAAATTTCTGGCGGAATTAACGGCATTGGGTGTGATTGAAAAGGAATCTATGATGATTACACTGGAAACATTAAAGTATTGTATTATGGAATGCATTCCTAAAAGAGAACAGCTAGAAACAGTCGATGAATATATGAATTGTCTAAAGCAACTATGTAATTCTAAGACGCCTGTAGCTCTAAAATTAATGATGAATCAGCTGCTAACAAATGACTTAACATATTTAATTGAATCACCTTCTGATAAGGTTTCCGGCCTTTCTTCGCGTTCTCGATTTGCCTGCATGGATATTTTAGATCTTCTAAAAGTCAGATAATGCGTAATTATTAATATCAATCTAGTGTAGAATGGCAAGAAAGTCTCGTAAGTTAAGATTAGCTGGTCGCCTTACTGGCGCTGCTTCTGCAGGTGTAAGTGGTGTTGGAAAAGTTGCTGGTTCTGGTATAAATGCAGTGTCAGGTGTTGCCAGTGCCAGTCTAAATACAGTAAAGAATGTGATTCGTGCATTTTCACGTGGTTCTAAGCGTGCCCTAGGTGCAGTTACAAGGGGTACATCTGGTGCTCTAGGAGGCGTTGGTCGTGGAGTTAATAGTGGTATTAGTTCGCTTGTAGGCAGCCGCGGACGTAGTAGACGTAGCCGCAGCCGCAGCCGTTCTACCAGGAAGTCTCGTAAGTAAATAAAGTCATATATGCTCTAATAATTATTGTATTTTACACTAGTTATTACAGTTCAGATACTAAATGCGCTGCATACAAAAATTGAACAACGGTCGGGCCCGGTGAAACGCATACCGCGTTTGAATGGATAACCAATTGAAGAAGCATAACAGAATGCCCCGCGCTGAGAAGGATGCCAAGGATGCCAAGGCTGCGAAGACTTCTAGGAATACCAAGGATGCAAGGGTGCAGCGCAAGAAGCGTGGTTCTGGTGCAAATGACGATGATGACGAGGTAGATAGCAAGGGAAACATCCGCGGACTCATCGCCTATTCGGATGAGACTGATGTCGAAGAGGAGGATGAGAGTCCCCGGGTTTCGAGGCGTGGATTCAAGCCACGCAAGGCTGCAGTTGTGGCCAAGGATGCGATTAAGGCAAAGCTGCAGAAGGAGGATGAGGCAAGGAAGAGGCCTTCTAATAAGCTCAGTAAGCCTCGGCTGAGGAAGTATGTTTCCGAGGAGGAGACGTCTATCAGTGAGGCTGAAGATACTGATGAGGATGCAGATGATGAGGAGGATGAGGACGATGATGAGGAGGATGAGGATGATGATGCCGAAGGCACAGAGGATGAGGAGGATGAGGATGACTATGATGATGAGGATGATGAGGACGATGGTTCTCCTCGCAAGATGATTCTAAACTTTGGCTTCGGTGGCGGCAGCGATGAGATTGACACTCGCATGGTCCCCAAGCGCTATAAGATCAAGAAGGAGTCTGAGGATGTGCAGAAGTTCTTCAAGCTCATGACTGAGCCAGTGGAGACTGAGACGATTGATGACCACATTGATCAGTTCAAGGCACTCAAGGAGGAGGAGAAGAAGCGCATGCTCACTGCACTGGAGAATCGCCCGAAGACCAAGGAGCAGCCTGTGATGTTCAAGATTCTCAACATGAATACTACTCCTGAGATTCAGGCACAGCTCATGTCCAAGTATAATAATCTGCAGGCTCTGGATCCCGCTTCAGGTGAGTATTACAAGATGCGCAACTGGCTCGAGAAGGCTACTGCACTCCCTCTGGGCGTCAGGAAGCAGATGCCTGTGAAGGTGGATGATGGCCCTGAGGTCTGCTCTGCCTTCATGACTCGCGCCCGCAAGTGCCTGGATGAGGCAATCTTTGGGCAGCAGGAGGCGAAGCTCCAGATTCTCCAGTTCATCGCTGGTAAGATTACGAATCCCCAGGCAAATGGCATGTCACTTCTGCTCATTGGCCCTCCTGGTATTGGTAAGACATCTCTGATCAAGCAGGGAATTGCCAAGGCGCTTGACTGGCCCTTCCAGTTCATCTCTCTAGGTGGTGACTCAGATGCCAGCACCTTCAATGGTCACCAGATGGTCTATGAGGGTTCGCACTGCGGTAAGATTGTGAATTCCCTGGTTGCTGCAAAGTCGATGTCGATGGTTCTGATGTTTGATGAGCTCGACAAGGTGAGTAATACGGCAAAGGGTGAGGAGATCCAGAATCTTCTGGTCCACCTAACCGATTCTGCGCAGAATTCGGAGTTTGAGGATAAGTATCTGAGTGGCATCCCACTGGATCTGAGCCAGTCTATGTTTGTCTTCAGTGGTAATGACATTAACAAGATTGACAAGATTCTTCTGGACCGTTTCACGGTGATTCATCTGGAGGGCTATGGCCCTAAGGAGAAGCTGGAGATTGCTGAGAAGTTTCTGCTTCCTGGTGCTCTGAAGCAGGTGAATCTGGCGGAGCGTGTTGGGATTCCGAAGGATATTGTGACCCACGTCCTTGAGACGTATGCTAAGGAGGAGAAGGGTGTGCGTGAGCTCAAGAGGTGCATGGAGCAGATTGCACAGAAGCTCAACATGCTGCGTCTCTTCAACTCTCCCGACCTACCATTCTACATCAAGGACTTCAGCCTTCCGTTCATCCTGAAGAAGGAGCATGTGGATAAGTTTCTGAAGGAGAGGCGTCCTAGTGAGGATGTGAGTCACCTGAAGATGTATACGTAGAGTAGATATGGCTGAAGTCACTTCGCCAACCTTACTCAATGGTTCTGATACTCCAGTAATACGAGCGGACTTTGACTTAAGTTCTCTAAGTTCATCGCCAATTGGAGATTATACACACGTAAATACATCAAAGGTTATTTTTATCTTTGATTTAATTGGAACCTTGATTGCAGCTAATGGAGAACCAATCGAGTCAGCTATGCAGTGTATCACTACACTTCGCCAGATATGTAGAGCAACTAAAAAGACCCCTATATTTTTTACATATTCGGAATATGCCTCGGATGAAGAAAGATTATCTAAGACTAGAGCAATTGAAGAACGACTTGGGTTTAATTTTAATAGTCATTCAAGAATCTTAGAAGAACTTCCACAAAGAAAAGAATATGAGACTATTGCTGAAATTTATAATAATACATTTCATAAAGATTTAGAAAGAGTAAGGTATCCCGTATTTTTCTTTGACGATTCTTTGGATCAAGTAAAATCAATGCATTCTTCTGCTAGGAGTGCATTTGAATATAATCCGCGAATGTATTTTCGGTCATTTCATATTTTAGAAGATGCATCATGGGGAGAAACTTTAAATGAAATTATACCTCTTATACGCCAGCCAGGACTCTGGATCTCAGAAGGCCTCTGGATGTCAGAAAGAATGCCAGATGGAAATATACAGTATTATCGTAGAAATAGTACTGGTAGAATTATTAGATTTAGACTCCCTGAAGGTGGCAAGCGATCTAGAAAAAACAAGATAAAGGCAAAAAAATCCAGAAAACATTTACGGAGATAAAGTAAATGGCTTACGATTTTTTAATGAATACGGCATCTGCCCTCTTTTTCGTTTGCTATATTCCAGAACTTTATGCAAATTGGAAGAATCAAAATGCAAATTTCTACAATATGCCTGAGAAGGCCTTGATTTTACTGGCAAGTTCATTTGCTCTTACATATGCAATATTAAACAATGATATGTCTCTGATAACAAATTATGGGCCCATTTTAACACTGGATATAATCGCATTTCTAATGAGATTATATTACGTGATTAAAAGCAAAAATGAACCTATTTCGATTCCTTCTTCTGATTCAAGTCCAACTGCTGACATTGAGTCTCAGGTTTATCCAGAGAAACCCACATAGAATCTTGCTTAGCGCGCTCTTTTGCCATTTGTTCTAGCCTAGCCTTCAACTCATTAGCTGATTCTGTATCAGGAGCACGTTCCTTAGTTGTTCCGGGACCCCAGCGAGCAGTAGGATTGCAGCGCATTTCTAATACTCGTCACTATTATTATCCCTAATCTCTCCGCCGACAATGTGCCGCTTGAAATTGGTCTGTAATTTCTGAATAGATTTCATAGGAATCTTACAGCCAAAGCACCTATGTCTATGAGAACCATAATAAGTCTTACCAGTATCTGGATTAAAACTAGTAAACGTTCTCTTAATTGTATTGCTAGTATGCTTAATAAGGCTAACAAACGTATCAGTATGATCTATCTTTTCAGAGTAAATTCGTGCCTTCATATGCATCAATGGCTTATTCCAGGAAATAGGCTTATAGTCAGTATCCATAGTATATAAATATATACTGAAATAAAAAATCAATTTTTATTTCATCATATACCCTTATTTCTTCACTGCTTGCGATAGAATAAGATATACGAGTGACGCCCCATAAGTGCCGCTGACCCATCTCTTACCTCTTGAACAGTCTCATCATCGTAAATGAGCCACTTTCCAGTAATTGGACTCTTTACCTGAGCAACATAATGTCCACTATTCGCAAGCCCGTGGTGATCAACCGTTGATTGCAGAGAGTAGTTGGCAAACTTACTGGACTCTGGACTCGCCTCTGCAAACCACTTGTTAAATTTATGCAGAGGCTCTGCCTTGAACTCTGCCTGACACTTAGAGCCATTGGGATTGAAGCGTTTCACAATGACAATGAGATTCTGAGGGAGACGCCAGATTCGTCTCTGCACTGATCCAGGGTGCCTCTTGGCCTTTGGCACAGATGAGCCAGGTGCGGGGTCAGGAGAGCATGTGTCACACTGATACTCGTCTATATCTTCAGCCGTAAATTCATAATCTACACATTCCTCCAGTGTGGCTGCCTTCGGATTAGGAAATCCCACCTTTAGAACATTGAATGGTTCATAACGGCAACTCACACCTGAGCACCCCTTGCATGTTACAGAGACTTCCATCAGTCCATAGAAGTAATCTACGATGGGTGAATATTCAGGTGCGACTTTCTCCTTCCAGGCCATCAGAGCCTTATAATTAGGAGATCCAGGTTTGGCTACAACATTCATATTGAGTGGCTTCTTCATGCCCTCGTGTAGTTGCTCCAGAATGAAGATGAGAGCCTCACTACTGTCATGTTGCTGAGGAGTTGCCATGTGCTCATAGGTTGGACAGGTTTCAACCGCCTCGCGAAAGTAGTGAAGAAACCCAGCAGGCCTCATGCATGCAGGGCCACTAGTAGACCAGAGCCCAGTAATAAGTTCCTTGTATGCCATACAGAGAGCAGCATCCTTCGCATCACCCTTGTGAATCCAAGGCTCTGAATACTTGTGGAAGAAGACTGATAAATCGGGAACATGGCGTAGTGCTTGCAGAGTAGAATTGAGATAGCATGTATTTCCCATATTTTTAAGGCCAACTTGACCCTTTTTGGGATCATCAGAAGCTAGCATTGTTGATGCATACCAAACTAAAAAATAAGCATTCAATTTTTTAGTTTGTTATTTTTAGTTTGTTATTTTTGTATTTTTATACAGTATTTAGATTAGCTTAATTTGACTTAGATCTTCTGGTAGACCAAGCATATCAATCTCATACTTGCGCTTCATGTCATCCATTAGGCGCACCTCATCGCCATACATCAGATTAATCGAGGTTCCCTTTCTGCCATAGCGACCAGAACGACCAATGCGGTGAATATAGTTATCCTTGGAATCCTCCAGAGGTAGCTCGTAATTAATAACTAGACTTACCTGCTGCACATCAATACCGCGTGCCAGAAGATCCGTGCTGATTAGAACACGAGTCTCACCCTTTCTAAAGGATGCCATGCGACCCATGCGCTCCTTCACATCCATCTCACCGTGGATGAAACTAATGGGGTAGCCATTCTGAATCATCTTATCGGCAAGCCACTCAACTCTCTTGCGTGTATTGCAATAAATGAGTGCCTGAGTGATATCGAGATTCTTATAGAGATCTAGGAGAACCTCGAACTTCCAGTCCTCGCGCTCAAGTGCAATACCATACTGATTAATACCCTTGAGTGTAACCTTCTCAGGGGGGATTAGAATACGAACAGGATTATTTAGTAGCTTATTTACGAATTCCACAACCTCGGCATTCATCGTTGCACTGAAGAATGCGCAGCGGGCCTGAGCAGGAAATCCGAGATCAAGAATGCACTGTAGCTGCTCCTTAAAACGGTCCTCTAGCATCTGATCTGCCTCATCTACAATGATTACCTTCACATGCTCAGTGCTAAATGTGCGACGACTCATCAGGTCATAGATACGCCCCGGCGTTCCTACAAGGAACTGCACTCCCTTCTCAATGCAACGAATATCCTCGCGAACAGGGGTCTTTCCGCACGCAGAATATGCCTTGACACCCATATAACTACCAAGAGAAGACGCGACAACCTCAATCTGCTGCGCAAGCTCCCTTGTTGGGGCTAGGCAGAGAACTTGAATTGCCTTCTTGGTAGGATCAATATGGTGAAGACTGCCAATGCAGAAGGTGCCCGTCTTTCCAGTGCCAGACTGGGCCTGTGCAAGTAGATCCTTGCCGTCTACGATCGGCTTAATACCCTTAGTCTGAATAATGGAGGGCTTTGTAAATCCGAACCCATAAATACCTCTCAGTAAATCTCCCTTTAGCTCCATGTCCTCAAACGTGGAGTATTCTACAATTTCATCCTCAGTAAATCCTTCCGTGGCCATGCCTATAGATTTATATAGTCACATTCAAGTTTAGGCCCAAGTGCCTTGCAAAAACGCAAATGGTATAAAAAATGAATGGATCACTAAAGCAGAAAGGAGTATGGCTGACGACGAAGGTGATTATGAGGAGCACTTTGATGAGGAGATCGATATGGCTGAGGAGGGTGCACTCCTAGAGGATACGCAGAAGAAGGATCTGGGAAATGAGCTTATGCGATTTCACCCAGAGGCCCGTATTGACACTATTGAGTCCGTGTCGCTCGATATCCAGCTCACGAATGTGCCACCTTCCTTTACAAATGCTGATGGACTGGCGGATCCGAAGCACCGCAGTGTTCCCTTCTTGACACAGTTTGAGAAGACAAAGATTTTGGGATTCAGAACAAATCAGCTGAGTCAGGGGGCGCGTGCATTTATTGCAGTGCCGGCACATGTTACTGAGCTGAGAGAGATTGCAAAGATGGAGCTCGAGGCTCGGCGTCTTCCCTTTATTATTAAGAGACCTATGCCTGATGGATCCTTTGAGAAATGGCGCCTTTCTGATCTTCTTATACTATAAGTAAACTATCTAAATATAATTTTTTACAAGATGTATTAGAATGTCTACAGGTGCAACAGGGTTCACAGGTGCAACAGGGTTCACAGGTTTCACAGGTTTCACAGGTTTCACAGGTGCAACAGGTTTCACAGGTGCAACAGGTTTTACGGGCCTTACAGGTCAAACTGGCTTTACAGGTTCATCTGGACAAACCGGTTATACTGGCATACAAGGTCCAATTAGGGCAAAATACCCATATTTTAATATAGGGTCAACTGGTGCACAGAGCTCTGAACCCACCACCTTATTAAAGGCAGCTCTAAATCAGAGGACTTCCTTAGTTCAAACATATACTCAAATAAAAACCCAGGAACTTCTAGAAATTCTAGTAAATTATCACGTTGAAGGAATTGTTAATGGAATTATACAAATCTTGATAAATAATCCCAAACAAACTAAGCATATGTATTTCTTAAAAATTACCCCAGGGAAACTTGTAAGCAATATCACATATACGCTACCAAATATTAATTTTGATACAGTAAAATTTCAGGCAATTCCAATTATAAAATCTATGATCCAAGCCCGATTCTCCGATTCTAGTGTCACGGTTGATTCGCAGAATACATATATAACAGTTGACTGGACTATACCACCTTCATAATTATTGTGCCTTCCTAATCGTAATCTGAGGACCCTTGAGCCTTTGTCCAGCCGAAGGATCATATTTGTTGGATTCGGCTGTTTCTGCCTCCATATAATGAGCGGCACTGTGACTCCAGAATTCGGGAGCACCAATGCGGAAATCACCGTGAAGCTCGGCCTTATACCAGAATATAATGTCTTCCAGTTTATTACTCTGTGTGTTGTTGCTTACAACAAGACACTCGTAATTCTGTGTGCACTGGTCCATTACTTGGCAGAAGAACTCGAAGGAAGGGAAGGCAGATCCATAGTTTTCGTAGATACGTTTGCGATTATTGAGATAAGGTTCGCGTAAGATGAAGACATAGTCTACATTTGTGCGTAGAACGGGAGGAACACCGAGAGGGTATTGCATAGTGATGAGGAAGAACACTTTCACCCAGCGACCGTTTAAGAAAAGATAGCGAACATTCAAGTCGCGCGTCCATGTGTCGTCGTATAGACAGTCGTCTAGAATTAAGAATGAGCGGGGGTCTATCCGGGATTGCCCGCCTCCATTTTGTTCCGTCATGATTTTCTTCATAATTAGCTTCTGGCGATTCACGTAATTCTGGACAATAAGTGGTGAATAGGCGCCGTGAATGAAGAGTGGGGGAACCATTTTCTTGTAGAAGTCATTCGATTCTTCTGTTCCACTGATTACTGTGCCGAGAGGGATTGTCTTGTGATGAAAGAGCACATCACGCACTAAGGTAGATTTACCGGTTCTGCGACGGCCGATGAAAATGCAGACGGCATCCTCGGGAATTTGTGTCATGCTGAACTTCTTCAACTGTAGATTCATTGCAGCAGAAGCGGCCATAGGAACTAATGGTGTTTAATATTAAGAAACATTATACGGGACGCATGCGCCTTCTTTTGTAAAGTGGTATCTTTACTAAAGTAATGTCCTCTCCATATCCTTCTTTAAGAACAGTGGAACTTCCTGCTCCTGCAATCTGGGATATAAGACCCCCTTCTGGGCTTCAAACCGCACTTGAAACTCACTTTAAACCTCTTCAAACGACTCATCCCGGCATGATTCGCTTCGGTAAATCAAGTAAGTTCAGTCCATTTCAGCGATTTGACCATAAATGGCATCTTGAGGAATTTACAGGGCAAATCCCTCAACGGTCGGGACTTTTTTCAGCGAGGGCCCGTGCATACAAGGACTCACTGGCAACCAGTGAAGCCATCGATATTTCTGGATTTTGTAAGATTACTCACCTTCTTGATGCCTACAAGGTTATACAGGGAAATTATCCCATGGCACAGCATCCTGGCCTACCTGCTCCAGGTAAACGTTCAGCCAAGGTCTATAGTAAGATCCATGATCCTCATAATCAGGCCTACGTTGATGCCGTTGCTTGCTACGTGCTAAGTAAGTTTAGAGAGGCAGATCACTCCCCCCACTTCTCATTATTTTATGGGGCCTATCTTGCCATTGCCAAGAATTACTATTACAATATCACGGAGGATTTCTCAGATATCAGATTTGATTCCTGGTTTTGGAGAAATCAGAAGGAGGGAGTATTTAGTCTGATCGCATTAAATGGTGATCAGCCTTTGGCTGCCGATGATCCCTTAATTGAGGCGCCTGAGGATTTATATTCAGACAGTGAATCATCGGGTTCAAGTGATTCTATCTCAGAATTTGAATCAGGGGACAAGCTATCTGAAGTCAGTGGAGGAAGCCTGCATTCAGCCTCCATTTCCACGTCATCTGAGAAATCAGATGACTCTTCCAGTTCAGATGGACCTGGGAAGGATTATCGTTTCTTTGCCAAACTTTCTGAATTCCCCACAATGCTCATGTTCCTAGAATCTAATACGGATACTATGGATTCCTTGCTGGAAGAGGGCAATCCTAGCATGGATGCTGAGATAGGCACTCAGGCCTGGGAGGATCGTTGGACTGCATGGCTCTTTCAGGTGATAGCAGCTCTCTGTCAGATTCAGAGCTTATGGGCAATGACCCATAATGACTTACATAGTAATAATATTCTATGGGTTCCAACAGACAAGAAATTCTTCTATTACAAGACAAATGATGGACGTACATGGAAGGTGCCGACCTATGGAAAACTCTTCCGCATTATAGATTTTGGCAGAGCAATCTTTACTCATAATGGCACCTTATGCATCAGTGATGATTATTGGCCAGAGAATGAGGCTGGGACCCAGTATAATTTTGGACCATTCTATAGTCCAAAGGAGCCGAGAGCTTACCCGAATCCATCCTTTGATTTATGCAGACTCGCAGTAAGTATTATTGAGGGACTTTTTATGGAGAATCCTCCTGCGGATAAGGAGGGTGGTGCAGTCATGAGTTCTGAGGATGGGAGGGTTCAGAAAGAAACAGTTTCTGAACTCTTCAATGTGATGTGGTCGTGGCTCATTGATGATGATGGTCGTAATGTACTTTGGGATACTGATCAATCTGAGCGTTACCCCGGATTTGATTTATATTGTGTAATTGCACAGAAGGTAAAGGGTGCAGTGCCTCGGGAGCAACTGGATAGACCCTTATTTACTAAGTTCGCCTGCGAGTCTTCTTCGGAAGTGCCCGAGGGTGAGAAGGCCTACTCACTTTTCTGTTAGTTCGTGTCCCTTGTTTTTTAGGGCCCTGGCCCTTAGGAATCCAATTACAATATGAACCACCCTTTTGAATCCAAAGCTCGGGGTGGCATTTTTGACAATCTCCGACATCTGGAGAACAACAGTCCATATCTTATTTTATCAGTATAAATTAAGATATGTCTACAGGACCGGAATTATTAGCCTTAATACAAGGTGTTGAGGGAGGAGCTGGTGGTGGCGCTGCAGTTGCTGCAGCTCCAATATACTTTGCATCAACACATGGTATATATCCTATTAATGAGGGTATTTTAGAAACATTTGTAGTTCCACCAAATACATATATCTTTGAGGCATCATCTGTTGGTGAAACAACTATGACAAATATGGATGAACCTTTATGGGAACTTATACAAAATAGAGCTGAATTTGCAAAATATATATCTGGAGACCCTTCAGTAAATAAGGGTGTCAAAAAAGAAATTATTAAAAATTTAGTATATTATAAACCAGGGGATAGAGTATATAGACGCCGATTACTTCTTGAACCAGAAAATAGATATGAATATAATTGGGGATATTTTAAATTTCAACAGGGCGATTCAGTAGTACCTTTTCCAGAAGGATTAGATGGTGAAGGTGGGGCATACCTTCAAACACTAGATAAACCACTTGTTCTACCAGAGGAAGTATCAGATCCTCCTGCAACAAAGTTAATGAAAGAACTTAGAAACGAACATTATCCACCTGGATCTGCTAGATTACGTGCGCCACCAAGGGTTGAAACAGTCTCTAATCAATATTTTATTACTAAAACTCGGGAGAAGGAGCCAGATGGGCCTGCTATCTTTATTTTTTCCTCCTGTGCATCCTATTGGGAATCGAAAACAGATGAGGGTAAGAAAATAGATAAGGTTCAGATTATAAATATAGGTAGAACACAGCAGGCTGCAAAACTTAATTTTTTAACAATGTTTCCTGAAGGAGAATATGATAGAAGAGGTAATTCTGTGCCTAAACTTAAGACATCTGAGAATTCAAAATTAGCAACAGAGAATTTTATTAGAGAATTAAAATTAAATCCTAAATATCAGATTACAAGATTAGATCCTGAAGAGGAAGCATATCTTGCAAAGGTTGGGCATGAAAATCCCAGATATGTAAGACCAAGATATCCACATAATAGTGTTCCTCAAGGTGCTGCAAGTATCTTTGTAAAAACTGGAGAAGAAAGAGGTGATGAATCTGGATATCGGGTTGAACGAAGTCCTACTGCTAAGACATGGTGGACCGCAGAAGAAATTAATAAGGCAGTTTCTGAAGGCAGAGAACTATATATAAATGTAGGTGGAGAATTTCAACGCCTTCTACGACAGGCAGGTGTATATACAGCAGCACTAAGACAAGATCCTGCACCAACACCTGCAAGCCATCCAAAAAAGGGTGGGCGTAGAACTCGCAGAGTTAAACGAAACTCTAAGAGAACTAGTAAGGCTAAACGTAAACAAACTAAAAGGACTCTCTAGGTTGCCCTTCAGCTGCAGCGATTCCAAGAACATCCATCGCCTTCTTATGAACAACTAGGGCTCTAATTTTTTTCGTAGGTGCATATTTCTTTCTGGCGGCCCATCTATGATGACCGTCTATCACATACTTATTTTTAGAAATGACAATAGGAGAATCCTTATATTTTCCTGCTGCCATGGCCTCACCGATTTTCTTGACCACGGATTTCTTAATTTCCTCCTGGCTGGGAATTAGGGAATCAGGGCGGACCATTTCCATGTGTGATTTGATTCCATATTTCTTCTTTATTGATCTGGCAAAGCGACGTGTATTGTAAATTTGGGGCATGAGACGTCGAGGGATTTCCTTGTGACCGGTGCAAAATCCGCGCTCAGCATCGCATAGGTCAACTTCAGGATCTGGTTTTACCCGTCGGGATAACTTGCGATGCTTGGCGACCTTTTCAATCCATTTTTGATATATAGGTTCTTGGGACCATCGTTTTCTCGTAACTTGGCCGTCCATTTAGTATAAGATGGGATTTTAATTTGTTTGGCTCTTAGCCTTTGGCTATTAGGCATATTTTTCATATCTAATTAATGTATTCCATGTCGAGCCATTTGTTGAAAATAGGGTAATTGTTTGAACATCGATGTTTGAGCCAACCGTCGGCAACGCTCCTTGCCATAGAAGTGATGCAACTGGAGTAGAAGATGGACCCGTTGTTATAGAGTTAATATATCCTGGAACAGATGCAAGGGCTTGATTTAGTATAATAGTTATTGTAAGTCTTAATACAGATGCTGGTAAATTAATTATATTTACTGTAAATCGAGATGAATTTGGTAAAAAATAGAAGGAATGACCTAGATTATAATCTAACGAAGTTGACCCAGGTGATACAAGAGTGTTATTTACTCCTGGACCTGTCATACCAGTAGCACCAGAGAAGCCGGTTGTGCCAGAGAAGCCGGTTGTCCCAGTGGCGCCAGTAAAGCCAGTGAAGCCAGTGAAGCCAGTGAAGCCAGTTGAACCAGTGACACCTGTAAAACCAGTGGCACCTGTAAAACCAGTGGCACCTGTAAAACCAGTTGTGCCTGAGGCACCAGTAGCACCAGTAAGGCCTGAACTACCAGGAAATCCAGTAGGGCCTGAATTACCAGTTGGACCAGGTGGAACCATTGATGTCAAAAAATATGGAACATCCCTTAATATACCAAAGGTAATATTTCTAATACTATTATTAAGAGTATCTGAAATATATACGATGTTGTTTGAATCTACAACTATACCATATGGGTTATTAAACCTTGCAGGTAAATTAGTTTGGGTGGGAACTACTAGAGCATCGCCGTCTAAAAATCCCCCATTAAATCCACCAGCAAAGGTTGTAACATTACCACCTGATAATTTTCGTATACCATCTGAACCTAATTCTGTAACATATAGATTATTGCTAGAATCAAGTGCAATACCTGCTGGTATATAAAATGTAGAAGATAGATATGCCCCATCTATTTTAAAATATCCATTTGACCAGATGGTTCCTGCAAATGTGCTAACAGTATTAGCTGTTAATGAAATTTGCCTGATAAGATTATTTCCAGCATCTGTAATATATAAATTATTATTATTATCAATTCTAACGCCAATAGGACTATTAAATTTAGAGGATAAAAGTGAGCCATTAGTTGAACCAGTTATCGATGGATTAGTTGTTCCTGCTAGAGTAGTAACATTAAAGCTGTTAGCTGTAATAAATCGAATTGAATTATTGCTAGTATCTGTAACATAGATATTTCCTGCTAAATCTAAGCAAATACCCTTTGGCCCATTAAATCTCGCAGTACTAGGCGGTCCATCTGCTTGTCCAGCAGTGCCTGTACTAGAGCCGGCAACCGTTGATACTACACCATTACTTATTTTACGAATTGCATTATTTCCAGTATCGGCTACATATATATTTCCAGATAAATCTAAAGCAACATCCCATGGTGAATTAAAGGCTGCGGATGAGACTACTCCATCTATAAATCCTCCTATTAAAGAACTAGCAATTGTCGTAACAACTCCTCCACTTGTTATTTTACGAATTGCATTATAATGAGTATCTGCAACATATATCGTTCCATTTCTATCAATTGCCATACCAGATGGATTATTGAATGTCGCTACAGAACCTTGTCCATCCGTTATAAGAGGAGTTATAACAGGTGTAGACATAGATGGAGTTATACCAGCAATGGTGTTAACACTATTACCATATGTTGCTGTTACAATAGATACTCCACCATTATACCCAACCACATCATTGATATCATAAGTATTTATATTATTATTATATACACCTTTCCAAACAAATGAAGTTCCAGTAGCTCCAGTAAATCCACCTCCACCTGGACCAGTGGGGCCAGGTGGTCCCACGGTACCAGCTCCACCCGCTCCAGTAAATCCAGTTGGACCACGTTGTCCAGTGAATCCAGTTGATCCAAATCCGGTAGTTCCTGTTTCACCCATATTGCCCTTACTGGCAAATAGTTCAAAGTGATCCTGGTTGGTTAGATTAGGAGAAGCTTTGCGTATAAGTTGATTATTTGAATCGGTTATATATAAATTACCAGATTGATCTAATGCTATACCATTTGGGGAGTAAAAACTTGCAAATTGTGCAGTTAATCCAGTTGCATCTTGAGAACCTCTATTATATGGATCAGGTGCATTAACTATATCTCCAGCGATTGTTACAACTTGTGAGGAAGGTGCAATTATACGTATACAATTATTTCCTAAATCTGCCACATAGATGTTTCCACTCGAATCGCATGCAAGTCCGTATGGATAATTAAATAGTGCGGCGATTCCAGGTCCATCAGTATTTCCCCTTACACTTCCTGCAAATGTTGTAACGACGGTTGTCTGTAAAACTATTTTTCTAATTGAATGATTTTGGGTATCTGCAATATATAAATTACCAAAAGTATCTAGGCATATACCAATTGGAGTATCAAAGAGGGCATTTGTTCCAGTTCCATTAGTATTTCCAGAATAAAAATAGTTTCCTGCAACGGTTGTCACATTTGCAGCAGTGTCTATTTTTCGAATTACATTATTGTTTGTATCTGTTATATATAGATTTCCTGAACTATCTATTGCTATGCCAGATGGTTGATTAAATGATGCATTTCCTCCATTTCCATTTGCATATGCGCCAATTCCAGATCCAGCAACTGTGCTTACAGTGCTTGTAGATAGGACAAGCTTGCGAATAAGATGATTTCCTTTATCCGCAATATATAGGTTCCCTGATGTATCTAATGCTAACCCGTATGGAGCATTAAATGAAGCACTTACGCCAATTCCATTTGCGTTTCCAGGAATTCTGGCAGTTCCTGCTAGTGTAGTTACTTGTCCAGTGCTTACGACAACTTTACGAATAACGTGATTTTGTGTATCAGATATGTATAGATTACCAGATGTATCTAAGACGGTGCCAGTTGGTGTATAGAATGATGCATTGAGGCCAATGGCATTTACTAAACCACTTATACCAACTGTTCCTGCAAATGTCGAAACTATATATGCCGATGGTCTGCCTTTAGTATATATATATGATGAACCATTTAGTAATACAATATCATTTATAGTATATGTTTCAGTTGGAGAATATAGACCTTTCCATACATATCCAGATCCAGTAAATCCAGTAGTGCCAGATGCACCACTAAAGCCAGTGGTTCCAGTAGTTCCAGTGGATCCAGTATTTCCAGATCCAGTAAAGCCAGTAGTGCCAGGGGCACCAGTAGTGCCAGTAGCACCAGTAAATCCAGTTCTACCTGAAAAACCAGTAAATCCAGTAGCACCGGTAAATCCGGTAAATCCAGTAAATCCAGTGGCACCAGTTGTTCCAGAAGGTCCTGTAAATCCAGTAACACCAGTAGCACCAGTAAATCCGGTAAATCCGGTAAATCCAGTGAATCCTGTTCGACCTGAAGAGCCACTTGCACCAGTTCCAAAATTAGACCCAGGTGGGCCAGTATGACCTGAAGAGCCAGTTGCACCTGTAAAGCCAGTTGATCCAGTAGGTCCAATTGCTACAGGAGTTTGTGCTGAGAATGTATTTACTAAGAGTTGAATATTCTGTTCAAAAACTGTGAACTGAGTATTCAATTGTGTATTTAATGTATTAAGATCGCTCATATCTACATGTAAATTATGTTTAGTAGTCCTAAAAATTAGCAGGACCTATTTTTATATCAGTATCTGTTGGTCCGGAAACTGTATTAGTGCTTACTAGGCTTTTTTGTAAATCACTAGCCGTAGATGTGATTGCACCCTTTATTTCATCGAAGGACTCAGGTATAAGAGGATATAGAAATCCGGTAAATAGTGACCCGATGATAAAATCACGGGATAATTGTTTATTTGTGGGCGTTTCGTTTAAATAATATACTGAACCAGCGCCTAATATAGCGACAAAAAGACCGCCAATAACAATCCATAGGAATACTTCAAGAGACATTTGGTAACTTCTGAGCGTATGGTTTAGAAAAAACTTTACACTATACCGCGCTTTTGCATTACACTGCACAATTATAAGGATTCATAATCATCTGCAGATAAGGGTAGGGGGGCTGCGGGTGCTGTTTCTAATTCTTCAATATCTCCCATGTCAAGTTCTTCTAGGTCGCCGAGAATCTTAAATTCTTCTGATTCTTCATTTGTTTCACGTAATTCGGCTTCCCCATTTGTTCCGAATACAGAATCAATGCCAGTAAATCCAACGGATCGCTCTGTGTCAATGATTAATGTTTCCTGCTTGGGTGTAACAGGAGCTGCAGGCACAGAGACTTCAGCCACAGGCACTTCAGCCACAGGCACTTCAGCCACAGGCACTTCAGCCACAGGGACTTCAGGCACAGGGACTTCAGGCACAGGCACTTCAGCTACAGGGACTTCAGCTTCAGCTTCTATTGCAGCTTCATGCATCTTAGGAGTTTCCAGGTGAATTCCATCATCCTCATCTTCTTGTAGACTATCTCTCAGAATTGACTTTACTGGTAGAAGATTACGAATTGCCTGTAAGATTCCTTCTTCTAAGAAACGATTCACCTCATTCATATTTTTCTGACGATCGAGAGATGGCACCGAATCACTGAATAGATAGATATTTGACCATAGTAGGCGGCTGCACTCAGACATTGTTCTATGCATAAAATGATCAGGCTTTGGCACTGTAATATTTATCTTGCGCCGGGGCTTTGAATGAAGACGAATTGCAGATAGAATCTTAGTGTGAGCAATAAATACTGCCGTGATTAATTCTTCAATATAATCACATTGAATTGTCTGAAGAAGTGCAGTTGTCTCAGTTCTGACCTTGTCCAGATTCCACTCGGGTATCTGGCTCAGAGATTCCTGAAATTCAGAAAGTGCCGATTTTGCCTTTGATGTCACGGAAGGCGCCTGCTTCACTTCCGTAAAACGATCTAGGAAGAATCTGAGTAAGACTGGTTGGAAATTATACACAAGTTGCTTTGTGTATTCTGACTTAGCCTCACTGTAAATCGCGGCTGATGAATCTTGAATATCCATTATTATGCTACCCAAAACAATTAGATTAAATTAAAGGAAAAAACGCTAGCCTAGGTTTTCAATCATGCCCTGTGATAATATCCATGCACTCAGAATCCAGGGACTCATTCCCATTGTTGAACGCTTTAGTGCTTCTCTTTCCAGATGATGGCCTTTTGCAATTTGAGTCATAATTTTGTATGGATCCGCTCCAGAAAGTCGAGCAGTTCGTAATTCACTCAGAGTTCTAGGAGTTTCCATAACAGGAACCTTATAATCATCAGGCTGTGCCCATTTTGTCTGAATATTCTTCTGACGCCACGTTGGCTCACCTTGATTTGTTAGACGCTTTAGAATACAGCGCGATTGAATTGGTTCAGCCATACACTCTAGTCTACGAACTTCTAAGGCGCACGTTACTTGAACAGAAGCCGTTTCTAAGATACGGCGTAGGAAAGCCTGGGCATCCAGAGTAATATCATCCGCTCCTTCTAGCCATACCCACGTGGGTTCTCTTGTGCGAACAAGACCATGGAGGAGTTCACGTCCTTGTCTGAGAGCACGATCATCACGGCAATTCCATCGGAATAGGGTCTGTCCTGCCTTTTCTGCTGCTTGTCTGATCCATCGGGATTTACCGCATCCTGGTGGGCCAACAATTAGATAACTTTTTCCTCGGGTCTGCTGCATTCTGTCTTAGGATATGAGACGAGCTTAAGCCTTTCTACGCAGCTTACCTCTTGTTTTTTTACTCTTTTTATTGCGCCTTTTCTTAGAACCACCACGCGCCCCCCTTGGAACAGGAACAAAGGGAACCGGTTGAGTGGCAATATAAAAATCCCATTCTTCATACTGAGTTTTAACTGGTAAATCAATGGGATTACCAACTTGTTTATTAGTTTCTTTATCAATTTCTATCACTGTATATACACCGTGTCTAATTCCTGGAATCTCATGGTGCCCCTCGATTACTTCAACATTCCTTTCAAGGCCGTCTTTTTCTGTTAATAATCCTTTCTCGCCTTTTATTAATGTTAACGATTGTATCCATCCTCTTTCCAACATTGCTGCTCGCTTGGCATTTGTAAAAAATGGAGGATCACCCCATTCTTTAGATTCTAAGGTAGATCTATCATCCTGTTCTTCATGTATGCCATTTGGAAGAACAAACCGGCCATGTCTTCTTTGCGTTATTAAATATGAATTTAGCGTGGGCCTAGCATTAACTTCAACGGTAGGAGTTCCTCCATTTTCAGAACTACCTGGTGAAACATAAAGAGACATCTTACCTTATCCGGAGAAATTATCTCCTACTCCCCTGTAACTGCTCCAGTGCCATAGAATCGCGAATTGCATTCTTTCGTAGTGACTGGTTTAGAGGGTTATTCTCAACCATGTCTACCACGGCTTGCATATTACGCTCCGTGCTTACATCTAACTTCAGAGGTGCTCTGTATTGCACACGCCCCATATCAGCCGCACTAGGAGTCATTCCAGATACACGATTTACTGCTAGAGCACGATCGTTCAGGTCATCTGCCGTTAGTCTGTTAGACTTCTGGTGAATCTCACCCTTGAATACTGCAATATTTCCATTTCCTGCCATGGGCTTACGCAGCTTGGCGACACTTGTCTTAGATTCATTCTTTCTCATGTTGTAGGCGGACTCGTGGCTGGTAAAATCCTTATTCACAGAAATCGCCGGGCCAGCAATACGAGAATCGGCAGAAAGCTGAGACTTCTGAGTTGGCTTGGCAATGTCATTAGGGTCATAGACCTTGAGCCTTTCGGGACCAGCACCAGGTCCTGAGATACCACGGTAATCCCAATCCACAGTGGTTTCCTTAATTGTCGTGCGAGCCACATCAGAAGGATCCCAGGTGGTAATGGAAGGAGCACCACCAGCATATCCAACAGGTGTTCCAGTCTGCCTGATATTACCAACTGTCTCACCACGACGTGTTGGACGAGCGTCGTCCTCATAGTGCACTGCTACTAGGCCAGTGTCAGCTGGGGATAAATTCAGGCCCATTACACGATCCTGGGTTCCATTGCGCTCATTGGGGCGAATTTCAATTGAAGAAGCACCATAGTCATCGCGTTGTCCAGCGCCATAGGAAGATGCATCATTGTTACGGTATCCTGCCCCGCCGAATTGCTGACCCATGGGAGTTCTGTAGTCGCCGGCTACGTAGGACTTGAATGCTTCCTGGGAGGCAGGAGTTCCTAGGAGTTCGTCGGTGGTGTCTGTACGTGTGGTGTATTTGAGAACCTGTGTAGGCCTTGATGTTTCCTTGGTTACTTCGCTAGTAGCCACACCATTGCGCTCCCCCGATGTATTGAGGAAGAAGGTGTCTGGCCTGTACTTGCGCACTTCTCCAGAATCCAGAGCAGGTGCAGTGACGAAGTGGACACCTGGAACTACCTGATTATTGTAGGAGAGCTTGGGATTTGTGGCAACACGGAGTTTATCTGTTGTAGGCATGGCACGTTTCATGATTTCATTCACCTCAATCTGCTGGAATCCACCATTGCCAGTTATACCACCCTTCTCACCGAGAGAGGGACCTACACGTGTAGGCTCAAAGGGCTTCTCATTATTGCGACGACCAGGATCCACAATACGACTGCGAACAAAGTCTGCATTGGCCTCATTGCCGAAGGGTTGGCCGAAGGGTTGATTGTGATTGAACATAGGGGCAATTTCTTGTTTCTGAAGCTGCGTTGTTCCTGCACCGGTGAACATATCGAGTTTACTTGTGTTGACAGTTGACGTCATGTTTTGCTTTACTCGGCCTCCAAAGAAGGGTTGCATGTTATTGTGCTTAAAGTTTTCCACTGGCTGGCCTGTGAGTGCACTTATTACAGTATCACCTTGTGTCCATGCTGCGGAAGCTTCCACGCCAGAACTTACCATTTGAACTAGGGGGGTTGCTGATTCAATGGGTTCTGGCATAGGGCCCTGGCCTTGGACTTGTTTGCGTATTGGTGGCATGCCTGTTGCGTAGGAGATAGGTCCTCCGTATTGGGGGCCTGCATTTGGCTCAGATGGATATGTTTGGCCGCCGGGTGTTCTATACATCATATCAAGGCTAGTGCCAGCCATGGCTGTATTTGAAGCCGCCTTACTGGGTTCATCTCCGCTGGCCTGTGATCTACGTGTGACCGCCTTGCCTAGAATTGTCTGAATTTGAGCCTTTAATGCTTGAACACCATCTGTTGAACCGGCGGCAGCAAGAGAATTTAGGCGATCATTTAGTTCTGAAATTTTGGAAGATTCGTCTTGACTTAGATATTGCTGAAGTCCAACCGTATAGTACTGGCTTGGAAATGGCACGGCAGGTTCGGAGGGGGGTGTGGACTGAGGTAAGATACCTAGACCAAGTGTGCGAAATCCCTCTTTTTGTTGTGCCTGGCTAGAAGGCTTTGATGGAGATGCAAGCTGTGAAACTGCATATCCGATAGCCATTAATCCTGATAAGGCTACTAACTCCATACTACCGTTTACTATAAAATATAATAGACGGTATTATGCCTTATAGGCTTTATAGCCTTGTGGCTTATCGACTTTAGACTCAGGTTTTATGCACAGCCCGTTCAATATTCTTATAACAGGGCTGCTTTACCCAGTTATCCTTGGATTGTGTGCGAGAAGGAATTAAGAAATCAAAGGGTGTTTCGAAATTATCCTGGGGGTTGTGAGGCAGGGTCTCGAAACGATTCCATCCAGTTGCTCTCAGAGTGCATGGAGGATTATAGAGTCTCTGATACGTTACGCCGAGTGTTAGATCAGGAGCATTAACCATGGAATTCTGATTCACCTTATTTGTTAGAGGATTGTATTGAATTGCGTTATTCTTTACACGATTTCCGAGGCGATTAATGTTTTTCAGATCTGATTCAATATCTGTTCTCCATTGTCCTTCGGGCCACGATGCTCCAGAATACTGTAGGCGAACAGATGGCTCAGCCGGAAAGCTAGATGGGCAATTATGCTCAGGCTTATCAAGCTGATAGCGTATAGAGTATGATGTTATTCTCATATCATCTTGTTGATGGAAATTATCGTATTTTGACCTGGTAGAAGTCATCCCTGCTCTTTTCTAGAAAAAAAGGTTTTTGAATGATTTGAATTCTTTTCACGCTTTGCAGGCTTTTTTTTATTAAGAGGGTTTATGAGTTTTTTTGTTAGCTTTTTTATTAAGAGGGCTTGTGAGTTTTTTGCTAGCTTTTTTTCTAAAAAAGCTTATTAATACTTTTCAGGGCGACCACACTGGGTCACCTTCATTGGCACAGGTGCAAAGGTAGCGGTATAGGGCCACATCTGAATTGCAGGTAAATGTCTCTGACTCACATCGATCTTTACAGATCCCTTAGTTGACTTGCGATATAGGCTTGTCTGCTTTACTGGTGGTGGCTGGTATTGACGCGCTGCACAGTATGTGAGAGGATAATTCAGACGTCTTAGATCTGATTCAACATCAACCATATTTCCCTGAGGTAAGCTGACAGCATTGCCACCGATGAGGCCTAGCATATGCCGGGCTGGCTCCTTGTGAACCTTAGTCCACACATCTTCAGCATACGTTTGAGGGTTTTCAGAACGCTCAAACGGGTGTTTTAGGATTGCAAAGGGATCGTCCATCTAATGGCTTTTTAGGAAAAAGCCATTTGCTTTTAGGAAAAGCGAACAAAAACTTAGCAATTAATATCATCGCTTTTAGGAAAAGCGAACCAAAACTTAGCAATTAATATCGCGCATATAGCTTCTGCTCGGAATACCAGCACGCATCCACCCTGCAGCAGCCACTTCAGGAATTAGATTCTTAGGATTCTGGATATTCTCAGAGAGAGAAGGAACCAGAGGAGTGAAGAGACCCACAAACTGAGTCTCTGACACACTGCCACACTCCTTCATCTGCTTTACCTGCTCAGCGTGCAGCAGATTGCTCTCCACATCTGGATTACCACGACCCCCTGCCATGTAAGGGACTGTTAAGAAGGGGCGAGCCTGTGCACGGATCTGGCACCTATTACTCTTAAAGGATGCCTCATTGCGCAGCATAGAATCAGAATCAACCTGGGCATTGTTCAGACCATATCCCTCACGGGGATACATGAGCTGTTGCTCAGAAGCTAGGGGATTTACACGTCTAGCATCGGGCACTAGGTTCATAGTTGTATACTTACCCGGGCCTAGACTCTGGGTATAGTATTGCTGAATTCCACAGAGATCATCGCGTGTCTTTGTTAGACGGTTGATATCCATATCTGTTCTCTTTCAGGAAAAAAGAAAACACATATGTAGTAAATGAAACAAGGTGATCGTTTTTGCAGATGTATTAAGGCCGTTAAGAAAACAGTAAAGCTGCGGGCAGGTATGCGTAGCAATGATGCTAGAGAAAGAGCTGCAATTGCAATATGCGTTAAATCAGTTCTACAGGGTCGAGGTAGAACACTAAAGAAATTCAGTTGCCGGAAGGGTGCTAAACTACAGACTCAAAAGCTAAGGCGTTAAGAGTTTAGCCAGGGCACTGCACCCCCCTGTGTTCCACCAACGCATGCCTCGCGCCCACCTTCCTTGCATGTCTTACCAGGAATCTTATATAACCAGTTCTGTAAACTTTCTCTGTCATTGGGAATTGTTGTAGAAGGCATGGTAATAAACTGACGCTGGCCCTGAGATTTACCGAATACATCGGTAGGATCTGAGAACCAATTGACTCTGAAAAAATCATCCATGGTTGACTTGACAACAGGATCTTCTACAGATTTAGCCTCGGGCCTCATAGGATTATACTTGATTTCATCAATGAGAACATTCATAAAAGGATTTCTAGGACTCGGTAGAGTAATTGGGTCGCTGGTATCATATGTCTTGTCAGTCCCTATTTCACCAACCGGAGGTGTTTTCCATGATAGGGTGGAAGGCTCATGTGGAGTAATACGGGCAACGAATTCTTCTTGAATATAAGGTGCCTTAATCATGTCTATGATATCTGGAAGAGTGATTATCAGACCAAGGATAATAGAATAGGCAAGCGTTGTTAGTAAGTCATGATTAAAGAGAGAAAACAGGGTTGCCATTACTAGGACTACAAGAGCAGTTCGTGTTAGAGCATTCACACGCTCACTGAAACATGGTGGATGTGCAGTTGATCGTCGTTTCCACTGTGCTAACCATGAATCTGTGAAAAGAATCATTGGATTTTCCCACCATATAGGTGTGCATAAAGGCACTTTGACCATCCTACTTCTTACCATGTTTCTTATTGTTTGCTTGCTTACCCGATAGAATAGATGCAAATTCTTCCATCGTGTTTGAGGGTGGGCTTGGTTGTGAAACCGATAAGGGAGTTGATGCTGTTACTGGCACAGATCCCTCCTTAGCAGATTTAGCAGCGGCGGCTGCTTCTTTTCTCCTTGCTAGCTCCTTTCTCATGCGTTCCTGAGCCACATTTAACCTGGCACTCTTCTCCTGCCCAGCAGCTCTTGCACCATCCATATCTCCCTCGAAACTAAATGCCTTGCGCATAGAATTCATCATCTCAACGAATGCCGGGTTCTCCGAAAACTCCTTCATCATCTCTTCTGCCTCGGCAGCTAGCTCCTGAGGCTTGAATTCACCTCTCTGAAACTTATCTTGTAGTCTCTTCATGATACGTTTCATGGCACTTTGTAGCTTCTCAGGGTTTCTTAGTGTTGAATTCATAATTACTTCAAAGGCTTTGCTGGGATCTGTCTCACACTGTTTCACAGTTTCAGGATCGAGACCAAACTCCTCGGGCTTTAGCTCCTTGACAATTTCTTCGGCGAGTTTTACAAGTTTACCCTTTCTGAGCTTCTCAGGAAAGGGAGGTAGTCTGTCACCAGAGGCCGCAGTGCTCCCAAAGAGGTCGGCAAAGCGTTGAGTAAATGAGTCAAATTCAGTGCGATTCATCTTTCCACGCCAGTCATCCATGAATGTGTCGGCCCATCTGCGGAATGCGTCTGAGTTATAACCAAAATCACTGGATTTTCCATCCTTCATTGTAACCGCAAAGGTGAGGAGACCAAGAAATTGGTTAATGGCATCTCGCGTTCCTTGGCTAGAAGAAGACCACATTTGTTCATTGATATGCACACCCGGAAGAACCATGCCAGGACACAGTGACATATTTCTCTTGGGATTACCAGCATTTGGCATAACCATCTGCTTGTATAGTTTCTCACGATCCTCGGGTGCAACGGATTCTGCAACCTTAATCACTTCGGCTAGTTCGGGAAATGTCTCAAGGAGACTATTCATAAACTCATTGTATTTCGACTGGAATATAGAATCTAGAGGGGAATCCATCTATCCGAGATATATAGAGGTTCCGTGAATTCTTTACGTAAGCTTTTTAGCAGGCGAAGCCATGGCCGCCATTCTGGCGGCAAAAAGCTAGCAAAAAATAATTATTATTTATGGCTTTTTGGCTTTTTTGCAGGCGAAGCCATGGTCGCCATTCTGGCGGCAAAAAGCCAGCAAATCGCTTTTCAAAAAAGCGAACCAAAACGCCAGGTGATTTTTCTTGTAATATATCAGAATGAATACTACAAGGAAAAATAAAATAATATGTTATACTGGAATTGGTGCTAGGAAAAATGCTAAACATACCGTTAAAAACTTTAGAAAAATTGTAAGAAAACAATATTCCAGATCTGAATGCAAGAAGATGAAAAATATTAAAAAGAAATATGGCGTTGGACCTGAATGTCCTAAAAAGGGAAATATACATGGCTGGGTTAATTTGTTTGGAGCTAGATATACATCCCCAAAGGCGTGTAATTCGATTGTTAAAGAGGATAAATTATTATATAATAAACTAATTGCTAAATAATTTCGTAGGTTTCTAGGGCTAAGCCCTAGCTTTCTCACATAGCTTGCATAGCACTTCCAGATACTGCCAAATCACATCCCTGTTTGTCTGACTCATTTCAGGCCAATACTTATCAAAGATCATCAGTGCAGGCATGAGCTCATTGAACTGCGATGACATGATCTTTCTTGCAAATACTATGATCTCAGTATCATTTCGAGTCATGATAAGATCATTTGTAGGCTTATATATATATTCATGAAACATATCAAGGACAAGCTTAGGATTTGATTTCTTTGCAGCTTTGATGGCCTCCAGTGCCATGGAAATACTCTTCTCCTCAGTATATGTGGACTGGAGCTCCTCGAAGAAACGAATTAACTGATTACAAAAGGCAGCGAGTATAGACATCTCTACCTTTTGTAAGTGCGAATTGTTTAGGCAATTTTACTAGTGCTTGCGGGTTTATTAGTGCCTGCGGGTTTTCTTATGTTTCTTAGAATTCTTTCGTCGACGGGTAGATTTTTTGCCACCTCCATAAGATTCATCTACGCGATCTTGATACATCTGTATTTGTTCTTGAGAAGTATCTCTTATATCTGTATAATAATCTACAATTCCTCTATAATAATCTGCCATACCCTGTGGATTATTTGGCATACGTGTAGTTACATCATAAGTTCTAATTTTATTTACATAATAAGAAATTCTAGATAGTGCTTCTTCAGGTACTACCTCTTCACCTTCACCAAGTATTCTATAATTTTCATTATTCCCGTTATTTCCTTCATTCATTCTATTATAGCCTTAGATTCTTCCCCCATTTGGAGCAACTCGCTTCTGTGGAAGTCCAGTGTCGCGATTTTTCTGATAGGCCTCCATTTGCCTGTCAAACATTTCCTCCTTCTTAGACTTTGTGCGACCGGGCTCTTGCCTCATGCTGGAATCCCCCATTCCTTGAGTAGTGCGGTCACCCTGGCTTGCACCACCATTCAGAAATCCGAAATCAAAGTTTTTCGTTGAGCTATTATCTACAGATGCGCCACTTCCTTCGACTAAGTTGCCGTAAGATTCACTTAGCTTCCCGCCCATTTCGGCCATATTCCATGCCTCTGGCTCCTCAGCTAGCCCTGCAGGCATGGGGCCTCTGGGCATCTGCTGTTGCTGACTAGATGGATTCCTCGTAGTATCCTTCAGCTTGCGCTCATAGAGCCAGTTGAGAACATCAGAATTTGTCTTAATTGGCTCTGCATCATCGCGAATTAAGAGGGTAGGAACTTGTTTGAGCCATGTCGGGAGATCTGAGCGCATGGCAGTGTCAACGCAGACAAACTGGAATTCAGACTTGTAGGATGTCTTGGAAAGTTCTTTTAGAAACGCTTCGGACCAATCGCATTTGTTGCTATAGAAACAAATGTTGTTGGGTTGACCTTGCCGTAGGGCCATTCTACGCATATTGTGTTTTAGAAAACTTCTGAATTTAGCGTATTTGATTACTTGCGGTTCTTACGAGACTTACCAGATCTCTTAATCTTGCGAGTCTTCTTAGCCTTACGTGACTTCTTGTTTCTTCTGCGACCACCCTGTGTTACTGGTGCAGGAGGGGCCGCGGCAGGAGGGGCCGCGGCAGCAGAAGCTGTGGCAGCAGAATTTTCACGAAGTCTATTTAAATATTTTTGGCCATTTGGAACCCCTGGAGGAGTATTACTTGCTCCTGCAGAATTTACATTAGGGGTTTTGCGTTCAAACAAACTTTGAATCTGGCCCATTTCTATTCTTACTAATGAAATTAACGCAGCCATCTAAATAATGGATCCACGGTAAAATTTGATTTACTATCCATATATAAAGTATATATAGCCATGTCATTTGAGGATATTAAAGTCGTTTCTTCTCGTAAGATCCAGTTTACTCTTGCGAATACCTCATATCCCCATGCAAATACTCTGCGTCGTGCAATTATGACCCTTGTCCCCATGGTTGGATTCCGGTCAGATCCACCGGGAGTTGTTGTTGAGGATTCCCATATTAAGATTCTAAGAAATGACAGTAATACTCAGCCTAATGAGCTCCTGGCTCACCGTCTTAGCTTAATCCCTATTCACGGCATTGACCCTCAGTCCTTCGATGAGAACAAGTATGTGTTTAAGATTGATCTTGAGAATGGCTCGGCTACACAGCGTGATGTTACTGCATCTGATATCAAGGTCTATGAGAGACGTAAGGCTGCAGACCTTTCTGAGTCGCTTGTCGAGATTCCCTCAAAGGATTTCTTCGTGCCCAATGCAATGACTGGCGATACATGCCTAATTACAACCATGCCTGCAAAACGTTCCTCCCTAACTCCAGTTCTCGAGGTAGTTCTAAAGGCATCTCTGGGTAATGGCAAGGAGCATGCCCGCTTCATCCCGACATGCCAGGCAACCTATGGTTATACGCTCGACACCAATTCCGAGAGACGTAAGGCATATTTTGAGAAGTGGCTAGTAACTCACAAGAATGTGGAGCCGGCTAGTCTTGAGCAGGATGAGGCGAGGTTCAAGGTGCTTGATGCCGAATTCAAGACTATGCAGATTCAGCGTATCTATAAGTTAAATGATCAGGGTGAGCCCAATAGTTTCGATTTCCAGATTGAGTCGATTGGGACGATGGCTCCCCGTGCCATTGTTGAGCGTGCTCTTCTAGGCTTAGTAAAGATGTGTGAGCCTTACATTGGTCTTGATAATGGTGATCTGCCTAGCACAATTAGTGTGACACCATCTGATGCACAGTTACCTGGGTTTGACTTTCTCATTGGCAGGGAGGATCACACCTTTGGTAATATGCTTCAGACATGGCTAGTGGATAATCACGTGGAGGGTGATGCTATGCCGAGGATTTCCTTTGCGGGTTACAAGATTCCTCATCCTCTGAAGGATGAGATGCTTCTGAGAGTAGGTGTCGAGGATGGGAATGAGGTTACTGCAAGAACTGCTATTGCAATGGCGGCGCGGGGCTGTAGGGCGATGTTCCAGGAGTGGCTGAGGCAGTGGACTGGTGGGGCACCAGGTGTAGCTGCTGGCCTTGCTACTCCTTCTACCGCGGCAGCAGCCCTAAAGAGGACGATTAAGACTAAGGCACAAGGAAAGGCTGCTCAATAAAATTCTAGAAAGAAGTAGATGAGAGGATATCATATATTTTTTATTATTCTTAGAATACTTCTTCTAATTCAGCTTGTATTAGTGGTGTTTATGAAGCAGAGTTTTTCACCTGTAATAAAATTATTAATAGATTCAGTCTTGAAACTTTCACTGGGTCTTTTTATTATCTTGTTTTTTCAGTTTAATCATGTAGGCCTTGATCCATGGGATATTTATGTTCTGCAATTCTCTGGAATTCTTGTCATAGTAAATATAGATTTTACTAGTTTACTTAAGATAACTGATAAGGTCTCTCCAGAGATTTCAGATAAATTAAGTATATTAAAGACAATTCAACGTCACCCTAAATACGAGGAATCTTAGATTCCGTAAACTGAGCGTAATCCAACCAGGTGATTAGACCATTTTTGCCATGGCAATAATGTGATACCGGATAGACGAATTGCATTTTCAATAAAGGGCTTCATAGCCTTAAATACGGTCACTATATTGGTGGATCCATATGTGCTGGCAAGCAAGGTTTTATTAAAGGATGGTTTTCCAGTCCGTTCATTTACATTCTCGTGGAAGGTATATACCCATGTGGTGAGCCAATCATATAGTTCATTTTGAGCAAGTTCTTTAATGGCCGTAATGGGATGTGCAAGAATCCATTGTTGGGCATGTTCACGGCAATTGGGACATGGAATTATTTTGGGAAGGAGTTCAATTAAAATAATCCATTGGCGTTTTTCGTCATCGTTGAATGATGGAGTAATAGCTTTTCCGCCTCGTTCTGCGAGAGAATGTAGAATTGTCCAGAGTGATGGGCCCCAATTGTCTGTAACAGGATAATCGGGTTGTTCGGCTTTACAGGCACAGGGCATCTATTTTTTGCATTTTATCTAAATGTAAAAAATAGGCGCAGGACTATTATTCAGTTATTATGGTCTATTAAACATGCTTTAACATTTTAAAAGATATTCACAAGCCGCCTTATCAGTATTATCTTTCATACATTGCTCATACTCGTGATTCTTAGCAACAGAGGGAGGTGATGTATTTGCTGCATTTGCATGTCCTAGCATAGAACCAACTATTCTATGTCCAATTGAACTTCCTACACCAAGTGCAACTCCTTCCTTCATTGTCTGTAAAAAGGAGGGTTTCTGAGCTACTATAACGGCCGGTAGATTTTTCTTATAATCAGTCGCTAAGGGCAATGTTGTTATCTTTTTTTGAGATACGGATGGACTGGATGATCTGCGTGGCATTCTATTCTATATATATATATTAGGCCTTAGATAATTTAGCATTTTAATCAACCTCCTCAATCTTGGGGCCAGGAGCTGCATCTTCGCTTGCATCTGCTGCTGTATCAGCTCCAGCTGCCCCTGCGCTGCCATTAGCTTCGCTTGTAGCATAAAGCTTCATAAAGAAGGGTTGGAAGTCGGCCTCAGAGGCCTTCTTCTGAGCCTCGCACTCCTCCTTAGATGCACCCTGGTTAGCCTCTAGCCAATCCAGGTAAGTCTTGGTCTTCTCCAGATATGAGTCACATGCCTCGACTCCCAGCTTCTCGCGAGTCTTCTCATCATTCAGTGAATTACGCACATTATAGACATAGGACTCCAGGCCATTTCTGGCCTCCACCTTCTCCATATGCGCCTTGTCCTCCGCCTCAAAGGATGCAGCCTCAGATACCATGCGCTCAATGTCATCCTTGCTCAGACGACCCTTATCATTAGTAATGGTAATCTTCTGAGACTTTCCAGTGGACTTCTCAGCCGCTGAGACATTTAGAATTCCATTGGCATCCACATCGAAGCTCACCTCAATCTGAGGGACTCCGCGAGGCATTGGGGGAATGCCATCTAGCTGGAACTTGCCCAGGGAGCTATTATCCTTAGTGAGTGCACGCTCACCCTCAAACACCTGGATTAGAACACCAGGCTGATTATCAGCATAGGTGGAGAAGGTCTGAGTCTTCTTCGTTGGGATGGTGGTATTGCGGGTAATAATCTTAGTCATCACACCACCAGCAGTCTCCAGGCCCACAGACAGAGGAATTACGTCCATGAGCAGAATATCAGACGTAGAATCCTGGGTGCCCTTGGGTGCAGTTAGAATATGAGCCTGCACGGCTGCACCGAAGGCTACGGCCTCATCAGGATTCACGGAGTCATTGAGCTTCTTGCCACCGAAATAGCCAGATAGGAGCTCGCGGATCTTGGGAATACGAGAAGATCCGCCGACCATCACAATCTCATGGATCTGATCCTTGGACATCTTGGCATCCTTCAGAAGTCCATCAAGGGGTGCAATGCAGCGCTTGAAAAAGGGCTCGCACATACTCTCAAACTTTGCGCGAGTGAGAGTCGCAGAGAAATCGTTGCCCTCGGCAAGGCTATCAACCTCAATCTGGGCCTGAGTAGCAGATGAGAGAGAACGCTTTGCACGCTCACAGGCCGTTCTCAGACGGCGAAGGGCCTTGGAATTTGAACTCAGATCTAGCTTATACTTCTTCTTAAACTCCTGGACACACCAGTCCACTAGAGTATTATCAAAATCTTCCCCCAAGGGTGTTATCGTAAGGCTCTTTATCCTTACTTCTTATGGTTTCCCATAAGTTCAGACTATATCTTCCAGTTATGCAAAGCACAACCTGAAACCCATTCGTGGCCATTTCTCCTTTGTGTTTACACACCGAAGGTTACTTTGACTAGTCGTTGAACCTTCATCTTATTTCTAAGATGCTTGGCTGCGGATTGCCCATATATTTGCCACATTTTTACTATACCGCTAGTAATTACTTAGCGCCACCCTCTCTGTCGCCAGAAGGGTTTAGTAGTGGATTGTTTAAGAATTCGTTGACTTTACTCTCATGTTCTCTAACTACCTCGGGAATAATTTGAGAACCTTTTTCTAAATTTTCTTTTTGCCAGCATGGCCTTATATTCTTCCAACTAAAACATTGCGTGATATCTTCTTCCTTTGTTAGATCATAGGATGCACATGGTATTACATGGTCAATATGCCATTCACCAATATTATCCCACGACATTCCTTCAAGGAATAAGAATTGGAACCATTTTTTTAAGAAAGAATGTGAACAACCAAGATATGACATTGTTTTATTGTCTTTTCTCAGAGATATTGCTTTCAGAGCATCTTTTATGCGATTACTCAAACGAGATTTTATCATGCGATGTAATTTTTGACCATCGCGTTTCCATTTCTCCTTGAGTTTCTCTTTATTTCTCTCGCAATATTTTTTCTCTGAAAGCTTTTGTTTCTCCTTGTTCCATACTCTTGGTTTCAAACAAGCAATGCATTTATGAAAATGACCATCTGATGATTTTTTTGTTTTTCTAAACTCAGAGATAATTTTTAGTGTGCCACATGTATTACAAGTTTTTTCAGGTAAATTAACTACTGGTGTAATATCACTTACCTTTTTCCTGTTCTTAGCAATACACAATCTACAATTGGGAGATGCACCATCCCTTGTTATAGCACATCTATTAAAATTATTAATAGATTTTATTTCTTTACATGTGTTACATTTTTTATTTTGTTTGAACACTACTTTATTAGTATTTTTTAGTGCTCTTTTTTCTCTGAGTTCTTTTGTTCTGTTATATCTACAACATTTACATGTATGGCGATATGATTCGCCAGATTTATCAAATGATGCTAATGCAAGAGTTTCCTTACATTTATTACACACTTGAGTATTCATATTATGTCCCGAGTTTCTATGAGAGTAAGTCAAATTTATTCCAACAACTTTTACAACTTTAGGATGTCCCCGCAATTAGAGTTTTTTAACCTCAGCCGGAAAGTTAACCGAGGTGGGTGTCGCCAGCAGTCGCCTTGACTTCAAAGACACCATCGTCCAGTGTGAGCACGGATAGGTCATGAGTCCCGCCTCCGCAATCGAATATCAGCACATTCTTCTCACCATTGGTCTTCTTCTCAAGCCCATAGGCCAGAGCAGCTGCAGTGGGCTCATTAATAATACGGAGCACATTAAGACCTGCAATTAGACCGGCATCCTTGGTTGCCTGACGCTGAGAGTCATTGAAATACGCAGGAACGGTGATGACTGCATCAGTCACCTTGGTCCCCAGATACGACTCAGCAGTTGCCTTCATCTTCTGGAGCACCATGGCAGAAATCTCCTCAGGTGAGAAGGTCTTAGTCTCGCCATTGAAACTGACCTCAATCAGAGGCTTATCGGCAGTGCCAGGCTTTACGGTGAAGGGCCAATGGCTCATATCAGACTTTACAGACGCGTCGCCGAACTTGCGACCAATAAGACGCTTAGCATCAAATACGGTATTCGCAGGATTTGCAGCAGCCTGTGACTTTGCTGCATCACCGATTAGGCGCTCATCTGCAGTAAAAGCAACATATGAAGGAGTTGTTCTGTTTCCCTGATCGTTGGCAATAATCTCTACGCGATCATTTTGCCAAACACCGACGCACGAATACGTAGTCCCGAGGTCAATTCCGACAGCTGACATTTGTATGCTTATTAAATGTGATGAAGTTTTAAGTATATATTTTTAAAAAAGTGAAATATAATAAAGATTATATATAGATGAGTGGTAATAGGAACACATATGTTCCAACGCGTCGCCAAGGTAAACATGTATGTGTTCCTGGAGCTCGCAATGAGGGTAGTGATAGTGATGAAGAGCATCCGCAATTTCAAGTTGTATATCAACCTTGTTCCCAGCCACGACCACATATACCACAGTTAGCACCACGTTCTAATATTATCGTGTGTCCTCCAGTTAATACTTATATATTTAATAGTAATCAAGGCTTTAGTTCTAATAGCGCAACAGGTCCAACAGGTGCAACTGGAGCTGGAGCTGGAGATGGATCTGGTTTAATAGGTTATACTGGTGTTACTGGTTCATCGGGACAAACAGGTTTTACAGGTTCAACAGGTCATACAGGTGCTACAGGTCAAACAGGCACTACAGGAATGACCGGTTATACAGGTTCAACTGGTCATACAGGAAGAACAGGGGCTACAGGTCAAACAGGCACTACAGGAATAACTGGGTTTACAGGTTCAACCGGTCATACAGGAAGAACCGGTGCTACAGGTCAAACAGGTGCTACAGGAAGAACTGGTTTTACAGGTTCAACAGGTGTTCAAGGCGCGCAAGGTCTGCAAGGAAGGCAAGGTGCACAAGGGACTCAAGGTTCACAAGGTAATAGAGGGTGTATAGGAGATAATGGTGCACCTGGCGCACAAGGAGATCAAGGAGATCAAGGTGATATGGGTGGGGAAGGTGCACAGGGCCCACAAGGTGATCAAGGTGGAGGTGCACAAGGTGACCAAGGTGACCAAGGTGACCAAGGTGATCAAGGTGACCAAGGTGCACAAGGTGACCAAGGTGCACAAGGTGGAGGTGCACAAGGAGATCAAGGAGATCAAGGTGTGCAGGGGGCAGAAGGTGCACAAGGTGCACAAGGTGACCAAGGTGCACAAGGTGGAGGTGCACAAGGAGATCAAGGAGATCAAGGTGTGCAGGGGGCAGAAGGTGCAGAAGGTGCAGAAGGTGCAGAAGGTGCACAAGGTGCACAAGGAGCCCAAGGGATGAAGGGAGATCAAGGCAATGAGGGCACCCAAGGGGCGCAAGGTGTTCAGGGTGCTAAGGGCACCCAAGGGGCGCAGGGTGCACAAGGAGATCAAGGGGTGAAAGGAGATCAAGGCAATGAGGGTATACAAGGAGCACAGGGTTCACAAGGTTATCAAGGTGCTCAGGGTGACCAAGGTAAAGGTGATCAGGGTGCAGAGGGAGACCAAGGGGTGCAGGGCACCCAAGGGGCGCAGGGCACCCAAGGGGTACAGGGTACAGAGGGCACCCAAGGGGCGCAGGGTGCAGAGGGAGACCAAGGCAATCAGGGAGGTGAGGGTGCAGAGGGCACCCAAGGGGCGCAGGGAGACCAAGGCAATCAGGGAGATGAGGGTGCAGAGGGCACCCAAGGGGCACAGGGTGCACAGGGCACCCAAGGGGCGCAAGGAGATCAGGGTGCACAAGGAGATAAAGGTGTAGATGGCACCCAAGGGGCGCAGGGTGCACAAGGAGATCAAGGAGATCAGGGTGCAGAGGGCACCCAAGGGGCGCAGGGTGCACAAGGAGATCAGGGTGTAGAGGGAGGTGAGGGTGCACAAGGAGATCAAGGAGATCAGGGTGCACAAGGAGATAAAGGTGCAGATGGAGATCAAGGCTCTCAGGGAGATCAGGGTGGACAGGGAGACCAGGGAGATCAGGGAGACCAAGGCAATCAGGGAGATCAGGGTGCAGAGGGCACCCAAGGGGCGCAGGGTGCACAAGGAGATCAGGGTGTAGAGGGAGGTGAGGGCGCACAAGGAGATCAAGGAGATCAGGGTGCACAAGGAGATCAAGGAGATCAGGGTGCACAAGGAGATAAAGGTGCAGATGGAGATCAAGGCTCTCAGGGAGATCAGGGTGCAGAGGGCACCCAAGGGGTGCAGGGTGCAGAGGGCGCCCAAGGGGTGCAGGGTGCAGAAGGAGGTGAGGGTGCACAAGGAGATCAAGGAGATCAGGGTGCACAAGGAGATAAAGGTGCAGATGGAGACCAGGGAGTTCAGGGAGACCAGGGAGCTCAGGGCACCCAAGGGGCGCAGGGTGCTCAGGGAGACCAGGGTCCTCAGGGAGACCAGGGAGCACAAGGTTACCAAGGCTTTCAGGGAGATCAGGGTAACCAGGGTGATCTAGGCTCTCAAGGTGATCAAGGCTCTCAGGGAGATCAGGGTGCTCAGGGTGATCAAGGTGACCAGGGTGCACAAGGAGATCAGGGTGCACAAGGAGATCAGGGTGCACAAGGAGGCCAAGGCGATCAAGGAGACCAGGGTAACCAAGGAGACCAGGGTAATCAAGGTGATCACGGCAACCAAGGAGATCAGGGTTCTCAGGGAGACCAGGGCAATCAGGGAGACCATGGCAATCAGGGAGACCAGGGAACACAAGGTGATCAAGGTCCTCAGGGAGACCAGGGAACACAAGGTGATCAAGGTGATCAAGGTAATCAGGGAGACCAGGGTGACCAGGGCAACCAAGGAGATCAGGGTGCTCAGGGCGACCAGGGCAA